GTACGGATGTTCTTGCCCATGCTGAGGGCTGTCACAGCTCCAAGAGCCGGTGCCAGGGTGGATTTTGCCTGTACTCCCGTAGTAACAAAATTCCTTGCCTCATTCGGCTTAAATTCGATCACAACAGTGATCCTCCGCTTGGCAGTTGCGTCTGTGTTCGGATCCTGGATGTTCTCCGTCACCTTCTTCAGCTCTCTGTTAATCTGTTCCGTAAACGCACCATTTGCGAATTTTTCCATGTCAATATGCTGCATTTCTTACTCCTTTCCTACCTGGCAGCATGAACAGGTACTGCCAGGTATCAACGTATTGTGATATATAATGACGCATTTCCATGATAGGAAGCACCACTTGCTCTTTATTCTGCTGTGCCCTGGTTGTTTACGGCTTCTGCAGTTCCTGTATCATCCGGAGCCTCCTGGGATACTTCCTGGTAATCAGCATCAATAGGCTCTTGCTCGTTGACCACCTCCGACATGTCTACACTGAGTTCTGATTTTACGCTTTCATCATTGGAAAGCTGCAGCACAAAATCAGATTTCAAAGGCGCATACTTCAAGCATTTCTTAATGACGGTTTTCTTTGCCATCTCCTCATAATTCGTTTTCCAGGGACTAAAGCTGCTGGCAAAACTCTGGCTGAACCTTTTGGCGTGGTTATCAATGTCCTCTTTACTCATGACTTCAAAGCCATATCCGCCGTTCTTTGCTTTCCAAAGCGCATACACCAAAAGCATTTCCCCTCTGTCCTTAATAGCCGGTTTATGTACCAGTTTGGGCTCCAGTCCCAATTCATACTCAAACACATCATTCTCATAAACACACTGGGCCTGTACAGTCTGAATGTTGTCATTGCGGTAAACCATGTCGATCAGACCTTTATATCCGATCTGGAACTGGCATTCCAGTTTCCCATGATTCTTATATGGAATCAGATATGCTTGTCCCAACGGTGTGTTTGGTTCCAGACCGAGCTGTGCCGCATTCATAAGCGCGCCAAGGAAAGACATCTGGCTGCACTCCTGTAGCTTCGGAGTGGTATTTAAGGCAGATAACGCCATTCTGGTAAAACGTTCCGGGGTGATTACCTTCGGAAGGGCTTTCTCAATCTCCGGCTTCATGGCCTTGATCATGTCCGCAATGCTCATGGACTTGGTAAGCTTTACTTCCCCTTTATTTCCTGTTTTCTCTGCTAACGCATCTTTTACTCCCATTCTCTCTGCCTCCTGTTATGCAATCTCTTTTACAGTAAATCTTCTGCTGGATGACTCTTTGGCATATTCCTTATAGATATCCGGATGATCTGCCTTCAGCTTTTTCGAATCTACCCGGCTCGATACTATGGATTTCCATGTAATTGAATATTTATCGGAATCAGCCTTCTCCGCATCTTCCATAAAAAGCTTAACTTCCTGCTCAATCTGCTTCTTTTCCTGGTCCAGCTTATCCTGAAGTTCCAGGATCTCTGATCTTCGTTTCAGCTTTTCGTCGAACCCGATCAGCGGAATGACTTTCTCCGGATCTGACTTTCCATAATATTCTGATAAGATCTTTTCAGCAGCCTCACTGCCATCTGGAACAGGCATTTTTCTGGCAAGCACGTTGTTATTCCAAAAATCCGTCTCCACTGTGATCAGCATCTGGATAATGCCCTCATCACGCTCAATCTTGCGCCAGACAAACTCCCTTCCAAGGATCACACAGGCAATATACCAGGCATCAGCTCCGGTCACAGCCATATAGTGGTGGCACTGGATTTCATAGGATTCCGGAATATGTCCATCTTTCCATTTATCTGCAGAATAGGCGGAAGCTGTTTTACACTCCAGTCCCGCGTTCTCTCCTACAATCAGCCGGTCTACGTTGGCCAGCATAAAAGGATTTTCTTCCATGTAAAAAATAGAATTTGCACGGCGCACTTTCTTTCCGGTCTCTTCCATAAACCTGCGTGCTACATACTCCTCCAGGTCGCGTCCCTGTCTCATGGACTCGTTGTCTTCTTTCTCAGTTACCTCTTCCTGGGTTTTATCCTGGTAAACGGAAATCGCGGTTGCATATGGATTTAAGCCACAGATACTGCCCGCATCTGATCCACCGATTCCTTTTTTACGGTATTCCAGCCAGGTTGCATGGTCCATTCCCGAAGTAGATACTAATCTGTTTAATTTCATCCTTATCTTCCTTTCTTTAATTCACGTAATTCTTCTATAGATCCAAGGTCTTCATACTCACCCAAACGGTCTGCCACTGTTCCAAACAGTACCGTCTGCTCCTGCTGCCACTCCAACCGAAGAGAAGAAGCCCTGCAGCCAGGGATCCGGTATCCTACTCCATTTGGATTAGCAATTGTAAGTCTGTTTCTCATGCCTTATTCATCTCGCTTTCTTTCTGCACCACATCTTCTACCATTGAATGCATAAGATCCCGTGGGGTTATACTTTCTGACTCTTTAATGCTCTTATCAAGCATATGATACAGTGCATGTAATACAGTCTGAAATTCATCAACCAGCACGGATGTGTTTCCCTCTACTGTTGCCTTCGTTACATTTCCCTTTTTCTCAACTTTAATCATTGACTTTTCCTTTCTACCCTTCTACAATAAAAGGGTGATAAACTGTTTTTGTCCATTGGACACCGGATCCTGATGAGCTCCCACTCTTCAGGATCCATTTTCTTTCACCAACTGGGTAAGATGCGCCCTGGCTGCTTCGTAGTTTTTAACGGATTCTTTCATCATTACTTCTTCGCGATAGATATCATAAGTAGTCATTTTGCTTTCTGAAGGTTCTTCCACCCAAACCCGGCATGGATATCCAGCTAATCCTATTTCGAAACTTACATGGATTCCGCTTGCTATAGCTTTCTTCGAAAGCTCATATAACTCATCTATCATTTTTTCTAAAACCATGGTCTCCTCCTTTCCAGATTGGTTCTTCTTTTAGGCTACATTAGTACTCACTAATTTTTCAGCACAATCCATATCCAAAACAAAATAAGAAATATATATGGTGCGAATGTAAGTAATTTATCCCACATGTCTCCTCCCTTCTGGCTCTGTGCCCTGTATCAGCATCCATGCAAGCATTGATAATGCTATAGCTCCTGCAACCTGCAGCCCGTCCCACTGCCAGAACGGCAGGTATGTAGCAAGGGTGCCTATGATGACAGATATGATTATGTTACGCTTCACAGCTTGCCTCCTTTCTGCTGCCTTACCCGGCAGCCTTCTTTCTTTCGAAATTATATATAGCCATTGCCAGATCAACTCGCTCCGCTTCAGTTTTCAGTGCCCGTTCCTTCGTCACCTGCGCTTTTGGAAGCTGATCTATCCTGTATGGCACGCCGTCTATGATAAATCTGCGAGTAAATTTGATTCCTATCACAATCACCTCCCCTGCTACTATGGTATGGATCATGGTTGTACGGAGTTACTTCAGCTTTTTCATAACCTCTGTCCGGTTTGTGTACGAACGGTTCTGAGCTTGTTTCTCCTGCTTCCTTACATCTCCAAGCAGCCGTTCCAGATCACTGATCACCTTCCGGTTCTCTTTCATCCAGCTACAGATTGGAGCTGTTGCTTCTTTCATGTCTTTTGCCTTTCTCCGCTTCCGTCGTATATCCCGCAAGGTAAATCCCTGACAGATATAGTCATACTGGCTGTTTTCGTTAAGCTCGATATTATGTAAAATATCCTGTGTCTGACGATCCATATCATTTTCTGTGAGAATTGCCAGCCGGTTAGACTCTTCACAGGTGCGAAGAAAACTCAAAAAAGCATTTAATTCAGTGCTACAGTTAGCTATTTTAATCACCTCTTTCTGTCGAAATGTCTCGAACTGTGTTGCTTGACTTTCTTCTTTAAGTCTCCTATTCTGTAATTACAGGCACTGCCATGCCTAGTAAACCAACAAGGAGGATCTTATGAAATACAACCCTTTTTTAAGCCCAGAGCTTCAGGAAACTATGAAAAGAATTTCTAACATTCATCTCGAATGTGTACAAAACATTCTGCCCTCAATTGCAACGCCTTCACAGATTCAGCAAATACAGGAAACCTTAGCGGCTCCCTATAAAGAACTCATTCAGTCGTATAGTTCCATTATGAGTTCATCGGTTGCCTTTCAACTTTCCCAATTGTCTGAATCTTTAAATTCAGCTATTCATGACAATGTAAGAGCTGGTTTATACAGTACTTTGAGTGAATCATTAAAAAATGCTTTTCCGTACCATGAACTCCAACAACAGATTTTAAATCTTACTCCTGCACTGCATATCCCCTCCAAAACTCTTGACTATCCAGAAAATCTTGGAGGACTACCAAAAGATGACTATGTAATCGTCGATGATCAAGCAGCCAAAACTTATGAATTGCCAGATTCTGTTTGTATTCCCATTGGCAATCGCAGAATAAAGATGCCTACATCAATCTTGCTCTCCATTATTGAAGCAATCATTAGTGCAATCATCACAATCTCCATTGCAATTGCTCAATCTAATCCTTCCTCTGCTGACACACAAAAGAAACAGCTACAAGTTGAGGAAGCTCGATTTCAGCTCCAATATTCTGAAAACGAAATGCTACGGCAACTTCTTCACGATATTGATACATCTTCCTCCAGTGAAGCTGAAACTATCAAAGAACTGCAAGAAACTGTCGAAGAGCTGCATAAACAGTATTCACAGACTCAAGACACATGCTCACCTGTTGAAGAAGGTACTGATAATTCCAAATCGACCGAAGACACTGATAACCAAAAATAACCGTCATTACGATCGTTGTCATCTCCTTTCTCTCTTGGTTCGTTGTCAGTTGCAAACATCATTGACTTGTCTGCCATCTGCTGATTTGTATAACCAAATCTGGCTTGTTCCGCTTCTAAATTTCTAAACATCTCATTTCCTCCTTTCGCTTATTTGCGTTTTGCAAACTGAAATTATACTATAATTTCTATTTGCAAATTTATCAATACTTTTCTTTTCATTTTGCAAACTTTTCTGTTGACAGTTTTTTCAATATGCAACTATAATCGAATTATCAGGAGGTACCAATTATGGGTGACAATTTTAATGACAATTTAAAAGAAGCTCGCTTAAGATCTGGATTATCCCAGAAAGAAGTGGCAGAAAATATTGGCGTAGCAAAATCTACATATTCATTATATGAGAGTGGAAATAGAGAACCAAACGTAAATACAATAAAGAAAATTGCTGATTGCTTAAATGTTTCTGCTGATACTCTCCTCGGACTTAATGACGAACTTACCACTCTTGCCGCTCATTTTGATGGCAAAGAATACACCGAAGACGAATTGAATGAAATTCGCCAGTTTGCTGAATTTGTGAAAAACAAAAGGAAATAATCGGCATATCTGCCAGAATGTACATTGACAATATAATATATTTACCCAGGGAACTGTTGGGGTGTTATGTCAGCCGCCGGACACTTTTGTGAAAGGAGGCTGGTGCTGATGGTTACATACAGTGATTTATTTACTTTTGTAATTATGCTTTGTGCAGTCATAACTCTTGTTATTACTTTTTCGCATAAAAAATAGCGCCCCTGCTCTGGTAAAGTAAGGCGCTATTTTTAGCTGATGCTTTATCCGGCGGTCAGGTGTGCACTGACCAACGGTTCTCTTGTTAAATATATTATATGTCACTCCGAAATATTTGTCAATTTTCTTTTTGTGGAAGCAACTGTACAGATTTTTGTACACGTATTGAGATATACTAAAGCGGGAGGTGTTTACATGAGCACATATGAGGAATTACAAGACCAGACCTGCGCGGACGGTATAGACGTAATGGACTATGAATTTAATAGTCCAAACATAAAAGGCTTATATTGTAACAGCACTGTAGCAATCAATAAGTCCATTTGAAGGAATGGTTATACCATTCCGTTTTCATGATCTCCGACATTACTCTGCTTCGATCATGCACGCAATTGGTAGCCCGGATCAGTACATTATGGCAAGAGGTGGATGGAAAACAGATACCGTTCTAAAGGCTGTATACAGAAATGTGATCAACGATGAGCAAAAGAAATTTACAGATAAAATTAATTCGCATTTCACAACTATGCAACACGAAATGCAACACGAAAAAGAAAAAACGCCGTAAATACGGCGTTTTCACTATGGACCTGGCGGGAATTGAACCCGCGTCCGAAAGTCTATCCCTTGCGGCATCTCCCATCACAGTCGCTGTATTAACATTCCCTCCACAGCACGCCCACCGACAGGCTTACTGCTTCAGTAGCTTCATGATACATCTACCGGGGCAAAGCTTACCCGGCAAGGTTTCTCACAAGGTCGACGCCAGACTCCTGAAGTGTGAGTGCAACAGGACTGACGGGCAGCACTTAGGCTGCCATTACTAACTGATCGTCAGC